AGAAAGGGAATAAACACTATCAATAGATTTAAACCACTTATATCCGGAATTAGAAATGGTGGTCTGAAGAATGCGATAAGTGGTGGTGTAGGTGGTTCACTGAAAAGCGGATTGGCAAACGTCAGAATATTTTAATGATTGAAGGAGTAGAATATGGCATTACCAAAACTTACAACGACGAAATTTAATGTGGATCTTCCATATACGAAAACTAATATTGAGTTTCGTCCATTTTTAGTTAAAGAAGAAAAAGCATTGCTCGTTGCTATGGAATCGGAAGAGCAGTCACAGATGATATCTGTTATGAGGGATATTGTTAACAACTGTGTAGAAACACCAGGATTCGATGTTGCTAATATTCCGTTCTTTGAGGCAGAGTTTTTATTCTTACATCTGAGGGCAAAGTCTGTTGGCGAAATTTCTAAACTTGAATATCGTCATACAGATGGAATAAACTATGAAGGTGTTCCTTGTGAAACTGTTACGGAAATTGATGTCAACTTGGAACAAGTAGATATTGACGGATTGGATAATATTAAAACAGATTTCAAACTGACAGACACGTTAAATCTAAAACTGAAGTTCCCCTCGATCTTAGAAATTACAAACTTAGACGAAGGTGCTTCTGGTGAAATAGAATTACTATCTAAGACAATTCAATATGCGTTTGATGATAATGAAGTTTATGAGGCAGAAACTGAAGAAGAAAAGGTTCAGTTTATCGAGTCAATGAATGCAAAGCAATTACAAAATATTTCAAACTTCTTTACAAGTATGCCAAGAATCAAGAAGGAAATAAAATATAAATGTGAAGGTTGCGGACAGGAAGATACTGTGTCGCTGGAAGGGCTGGCTGATTTTTTCTAATAGCCCTCTCCCATAATACTCTGGCGAACTATTTTCATTTGAACTTTTCGCTTATGCAATTTCACAAGTATAGTTTAACAGAGATAGAAAATATGATACCTTGGGAGAGGGAAGTGTACGTCAAACTGCTGTTAAACCATATAGAGGAAGAGAAAGACAAACAAAATGGCTAATTTATCAATGGCTATACCACTAATGCAATCAGACGAAACAGATGTTGCTTCTGGTGGTTCTGCTATTGTTACAGAAAAATCATTTGTTAAGTTTTCAACCGACTATCTAAATCTGAACAAAAAAATCATGAACAATAAGAAAATGATTGAGCGTGTTCGCGAACGTATTGATTTAGACATTGAACGCAGACAACGTCGAATAGGTCAACCTCAAAGAGTTGAAGAAGAACAAGACCAAGACCAGGAAGAAGAAAAGAGCAGTCCGTTTGGAGATATTCTGAAAAGACTATTAGGTTTGGCAAAAACATTGTTGACTGCTTTTATTAAGTTTGGAAAATCTATAATCAAATGGGCATTCAAGCTGCTAACTATGCTTAATGCTAAAACAGTTAGTGGTTATATCAAAAAATTCTTCACTGCATTGCTTGGTAAGAAATTTCCATTTTTCAAAGCATTAGGATTGGGTGCTGTATTTGGTACTTTGCTATCTCAACTGGGAGGAAGCGAATCATCAACAGCACAAGCAAAGGCACCACAAATAAGTGTCGATGAAATGTCTGAAGATGAATATAACGAAGAGTTGGAAGAGTCGTCTGCCCCTGCTGCAGCTGCTACCCCTGCCGCCGCTCCTCCACCAGCTACACCTGCACCTCCCGCTGCTCCTCCACCAGCTACACCTGCACCTCCCGCTGCTCCTGCGCAAGCTGCGCCAGCTTCTCCTCCACCTGCGCCAGCTTCTCCTCCACCTGCACCAGCTGCACCAGCCGCTGCTTCTGCGCCTCCGCCAGCAGCCGCACCAGCTGCAAAACCTGCCCCCAAACCCAAAGCAGAAGAACAAGGGAAGCCAGAAAAGGTAGCTTCTCCAAAAGAGAGGGCTAAGAAAGAGTTTGGTGCGCTAGACAAAGGTCAGGCATTAGCAAATCAGGTCGGTAAGATTGATGATGAACTGGAAAAACTAAAAGAACAAGCCGACAATATCGAAAATGATGATGATCCCAAAAAAGTCGCGCTGATGAAGAGAATAGAAGAATTAGAAAATAAGCGCGATAATGTTTCAAAGCAACAAGATAGTTTAGACAAACCAGATAAGTTTGATAAGTTTGCAGCAAAGAAAACTAAGGGCGATCGTGCTTTCGATGAAGATGCTAAAGGAAAGCCAGACAGAATAGATAAAGCACTCGATGATGATGGAGAAATAATGAAATCGAAAATTCCTGCTGGTGCTCCAACAAAAGTAACACAAACAACCACAAAAGAATCCGAAGAAACTACAACTGGAGGTGGTTCGACTCTTTCATACCGAGTTTCAGATAAACCTTCAGAAGAATATCTAGCAGCCGAAAAGAAATATAAAGGTGCACTAGCAGAATTAAAAGCAGCAAGAAAAAACAAAGCACCAAAAGATAAAATTAAAGAATTAATGAATAAGGTCTCTGAATATAGGAAGGCGAAATCAAAATTAAAGCCGAATATTAGAATGGCTAAATCTACAACACCAAGTGAATTGAAAATCAACAAAACAAAAAGTTCTGGCACTACCGTCATTATCAAACCAGTAGTTGTACAAAAAGAAACTAGAATAAGGCAGTAGAACGATGGCATCATTAGGAGATTTGGCAAGAGGGGCTGGTCGTATCGGAATGGGTGCTGCAGGTATGGCATATCGTGGCACAAGAAATGTTGCAGCAGGAACTGTTGCATTAGCTGCGACAGATAATCCAGATGCTTTAGCTGCAGGCTATATGACTGCACAAGCTGGTCGTGCGGTTGGTGCAGTCAAATCTGGAATTTCACGTGGAATACGAGGTGCTTACAATAAGGCATTCGGCAGTGATACAGCATCCGGTCCATCTGGTTCTCCAGCAAGAGGTAGTAGAAGTGGTGATCAACCACTAACAGAAAAGACGTTCATAGATTTCAGCAACAAACTTCTAACATATACACGTTCTCTTCTTAAAATTAGTGAAAGAGAACTTGATGCTATGCAAGATCAAGAACTCCGTGTGAAAGAAATGCTCGCCGAGGGAACTGGGAAAGAATCTCTAGCTTCGCGTGTTGCGCAAAAGAAAAAGAAGTCAGACGGAATGGGGTTTCTAAAGATGTTAGGGTTGGGTGCACTAGCAGTTGCACTTGCTAGTGGTAAAGGACCTGGCAGTGAAGGTAGTGGTGAAATCCCTTTGCCTTTTATAGTTCCTCCACCGTTCCTACCTAAACCAAAACCGAAATCAGGTCGAACACCACCTCGGACACCGCCTCGAAGGACACCACCTCGGACACCGCCTCGAAGGACACCACCTCGGACAACACCACCTCGGACAACACCACCTCGGACAACAACTCCTAAAGGTGGTCCAAGACCAGGATCACCTCAACGAACTCCGGTTTATGATCCAAAAGTTGACAGATTCAGAGACGAAAAAGGGAGATTCACCAAAAAGCCACCAGGAACTGAACCAAAGGCAGGAGCACCAGAAAAGAAAAGAGTCAATAAGGACGCAATCAAAAAAGCTGCAAAAAAAGTTGTTGGTAGTATAGCGAAGCGTGTTCTTCCTGGAATAGGTGTTGCATATGGTTTGTATGATGCTGTTGAAGACGCTAATAAAGGTGATCTTTTTGGTGCACTTAGAGCTGTTGGTATTGCTGCAGGTTCACTCGCATCAATGGTGCCATTCTTAGCACCTATCGCCGTACCCGCAACTGCGGCTGGGGTAGTTGCAGATCTTATAATTGATTTGAAAAACGATCCAGAACTTCAAGGAGCAAGTCAGAAAGATATAGAAGATGCGGCGAAAGAAGTTGTTGACGAATATATTAAAAAACTGACTCCATTAACCAAACAAGAAACTGCCGCAGACATAGCAGAAAAACTAGCCAGGGCAGAGGCTGGTAAAAAAACAGGTGAGAGACTACGCGGAAGAACACGCGATATGTCACCAGAGGAAAGGAGAGCTCTATCTGAACAACAAAAGAAGGATAGAGCAGAATACAAAAAAGCGGGTGGCAAAAAGGGAACAGGCGTATCCTTTGAAAAATTTGCAGCTGGTCGACAAGAAGTCAGAGAAAAACAAATTCAAATGGATATAGATGCATCTGTCGAGGCTGAAGAGGCAATGGGAAGCTCGAACGTCACGCCTGCAACACCTACAACTCCAACGAAAAAACTAACACCTGCTCCAACGCCGAAGGCAGATCTTTCACCTTCTAGCGCTGCTACGGATACTACAAACCAGATTGCTTCATATTCAGATGAAGGTGGTGGCGGTGTATCTGTTGCTGGTGCTACAAGTGTTAATGTTGGCGGTGAAGAATTAGATACTGCATCTTATGATAAAAACAGAGCAGAAGAAACTGTTGATGCAAAAGGTTCTGCAGATGCAAGGCTGAAATCACTTTTGCCGAGGAGCATTAATTTAGATCCGACGATGGCGAAAGCATTAACGAAGTCTCTATCCACAACCGCATAAAGAAATGGGGGACCGAAGTCCCCCACTCTTATTAATCGTCATCTTCGGCGAGCTTTTCGAAGAAGGCGAGATTATCGTCATCCTCATTATCATCCCAAGCTGCCTTCGCTGATTTGCCAACAGTTGGCTCAGCGACTGGAGCAGGAGGAGTATCCTCCCGAACATCTTCATCACGAGAAGCAGCACCAGCTTTCAGACCAAGCACTCGATCGAGCCGAGCTTTGAGTTGGTCATATGACTTGAACTGGTCGGGTGCGATAAACGCAGCAAGCGAATGCTGTGAATTCCATACCTTTTCCATTTCATCATCATCCTCAAGAAGAGGAGTGGGCGCATCGAACTCAGACTTGTCGTAGTTGCGATATCCTTCTACATGGCGGATCTTCATCTTGAAGTTTGCACCTTCCCAAAGGTCGAAGGGATTTACAGCAGACTCATCCGCAAACGCAGGATTCATCTGATCATTGATCTTATCAAAGATCTTCTTGCCATACTTGTACAAGAAAACCTTACCTTCGTTCTGAGGGTTAGCAGGATCACTTACAACATAGATGTTTGAGATGTAAGTCAGGCGACGCTTTTGCTTCCGCACGATATCCTTATCGCTTTCGTTACCAGAGTTCCAGAGCTTTGAGTTATACTCACCGACTGGGTCTTGCTGACCAATCGTTGTCAGCGAGTTTTCAATGTACCAGCCTCCTGGTCCCTGAAACCCATGGTTCCAGATACGCACGAAAGGAACATCTTCGCCTTGCGGTGCAGGCAGGAAACGAATGACAGCATAGCCATTGCCAGCCTTATCGGTTTCTGGTTTCCAGTACCGATCGTCTTCATTCCGATTCTGCTGATTATTGTTTGAAAGTTTTTCGACTTCTTTAGTAAGTTTGTCGAAAGAGTTGGTACGCTCTCGCTTGAGAGCAGCAAACGTATCGTTCATTTGTATTCTCCGTATTTTCGTTGTATAATCGTCTTATCCACATAACACATGATATCGTGTTATTTAGTAAAATTTGTCGGACTCCGTTAGAAGTTCGGCATATCTTTTTTGCTCATTCATTTCAACTTTATTTTCTAAACGCGACACCTCCAATTTTAGTTTATGATTTTCTTCTCTGAGCTGGCGAAGTTCGCCCGCATAAGATTCTACTTCAAGATTCATGAAAAACCTCCTTCATAACATGTTTGATTTTACTCAACTCCAATTTAAGAAAGCCATCGTATTTCTTGAGTCTCTTAGAAACATCTGGCCAAATAAACTGTTCCTCGATATTTTTATCCCACATCGGAATATATTTCAGAACACGATTTGTAGCCAGCATAGATTCGATACTCAACTTGTTTGCCAAATAAAGCTGTAGAACCTTTGGATGTTGATTTGATTCTACACGCCATAAGCTGGCAGGGTCATCAGAAATATCTCGCAAATTGATCATCTCGTTTTTGAACTCATACGTGAAAGATTCCATTTTGCGTTTCCAAGCTGCGTATGTCTTTTCAGACTTGAGCGAGGAAAGCTCACCAATCCATCTTGAAGTGGAATCCTCAACAAAGTTCGCTACAAAATAATCAGTCAACTCTTCATCCGAAAAACGACGCTCAATCTTGCGAAAGAATAAAACATCCTTCCTCTTTTCGAAAGAGCTGGCAGCGGTTCTTGATTTGCCACCATATTTGAAATAATCATAATCAGATGTAAAGTGTAGTTTGATAGCGAGATACTTCTGATAGGCTCTTAAACCTTCCATCTATACAGGCAACCTTGCACCCTTCTTCTTTAACATATTCAAATTCGTTGCTTCGTTGCGAAGAATTTTCTTCGTTTTCATATTGAGCATCTTAGGAACGCTCTCAATTTCTAAACCTGTTCTTTCGCAAATATCAACGATCGCATCAAGATAACTGACATTGTCATTGGCAACTTTTTCTTCGAGCAATTCTCTAAACTTCGCAGAAGTCATAATATCAAGTTCCTTCGCAATATCCATTTCTATGCTGTGCCTCCTACGTTCTGACGTTGTATATCTTCGCTGAGGAGTTCTGGATAATAGATCTCGAAAGCAACACAATCTTGCGTGCAAACAAAGTAATGATATTCGTTTGGTCTTACTGTTGTGAACTGTCCTGGTCCTAAGACTGTGACGTCCGTCAACTCGTAATCGTTCTTTATGACGTGAATCTCTAATTCGCCTGTCTCGACATAAAAACCATTCCATTTGTAGGAGTGCTTGTGCGTCGAGCAGCGATATCCAGTTTGAACCGAGATTCGGTGGAACTCTACTACTGGGTTTTGTATTATCGCTTCTGTTTGACCCCATACTTTTCCTGCCTTCACGACCATCGTAAACTCCTTTCGTATTTATCAAATTTTATATCATAAAGTATCATTTGTAAAGGGACTTCCATTCTTCGTATGACTTTGGTATTTCGACCGAGCGATCAACACCGTCTATACCTGCCCACTCTAGAAGAGGCATCTTTCCTTTCATTCGAAGATATGTGTGGCGATACTTTCTTTCCATCTGTTTACACACAAACTCGATATATTCTTGCCAATCATCCACTGAACATTCTCCATTGATCTGGCGAAAAGTTGCCATGAGTTTTTTGTTGTTTGTAGGATTCGGAAAATGTAAGAATGATATCACCAACAATCGAAACTCTGTGGCTCATGAAATCATGCGGCGACTGTATCCATTCATAATCTTCGGCTTTCCAATTTTTATTATCGCTAACACCATGTGAAAGTTTGCCAGGAAATATAAACATCTGCCCTTCAACCGGAACAAATCCCCAACTCGACGAGTTTCCTATATTCCATTCGGTTGCACAAAATGTTTCAGGAAATCCACTCCCGAAATCTATTTTGCGGTCATCATAAAATCGTAACTCGTCTTCCTTACCTTTTGGAATGTTACAATAATACACGAACGATGCGTCAGAGTCTGCATGATGATGAGGTGGGCAACCTGTATTCATCACATTGAAATAACTTTTTGTGATATACACATTGACGTTATTTGGATCAACCCGATACTCTTTTATGCATTCGCGAACACATTGAGAAACATAAAAATAAAACTCAACCAACTTTTGATTATGGTGTAGGAACGCATTGGTTATCTCGTTTGCTGTTCCATCAACAACAGAGTCCATACAATCTTCACGGACAATCTGCCTCACCATTTCATTCTTATTGTAATGAAACTCGTGAACAAGTGTTGGGAAGAGTTTATGGGTTATCATGATACCACTCTTCATATAAACTATGATCCACATCCACAATACATTTGAACACTATAACCGTTCTCAGTCTTGTGCATTTTTTCGACAGCGGCATTGCTTTATGCAGAGTTTTTGCAGGAAACGCAAGCATCCTATTGAAACGATAACGACAATATCTTAAACAGTCACCATTTTCTGTGAATAACCCTGTACCACCCTCCCACTCAGGATCCCAATCTTGAGCAGGATAATATATTGCAGTCACGTGACCATCATCTGTGTGTATTCCACCATCTACACCATATGTATGTGCATTAGCGTATGCACGAACTGGGAGGAAAGATTGCCTGTAAACTTCTTTCAGCTTTTCATTTACATTATCCCATAAAACTTTTATGTTAGGCGAATCCCGCATCACATCTTCTAATATTTCTGGCATATGGCTTTCATCTTGCCAGATAGAACGATGCCAATGCCACTGATCAGGATCTATCTTGATGCTCGAATGCCAGCCAGTTTTCCATTCTTTGTTTTCATGAAACTCGTTAGAAAGATTAACAGCTTCATCATGTGCCAAAACGCCATCATGAAAAAACATAACTTGATCAAACATTTTGCGAAACCTTATTCGCTTCCATTATAGCATAAAGATCAGAAGCATCTTCATCACCCCAATCAAAATTATTTCTGTCCAATTCACAAAACTTCCAAGCGAGACGTTCGGCTCGTTCACCAATTAATTTTCTGATAGAGTTTCTATCGCTAGTTGTTTCATGTCTAAAATACTTAGTTCCATAAATGCTATGAAATAAACCAGCAAAACAAACATCTTCATCTTCCTCCTGTAAAGCAAGCTCCTCATATGTTTTAAGCAGGTGGTGAAGTAATGTTCCGGTTCCGTGAGGTATTTCATCCGCACCAATATCTCTAAGATGTTCTAGGCAAGTTTTCAGGTTCATCTTCGAGTTCTATAGAATATATGTTGATCAATCTTAACAATTTTATGATATTTCTTTGCCCAGTCTGGCGAAACATAGTCTGCATGATAATGCGTCGCGCCATCGGTGAAGTCAAATACAACACCCTGCGCAACTGCAGATGCAATCATGTATGCAGTTTTCCAAAGATCCTCGTTCAACACTTTATCGGATTTGCCATCGCAATACCAACTAAACTGGCATCTATGTTTGACTGGGAAATAAATTCGATCAGATGAAGGAATGTCCTTCCGCTTTCGAGTTTTCCAAGACTCACGCATAGGACCCTCGTACACAACATCGCAATATGTATTTGGGAAACGAATATCTTTCTTACGATTATCTGTAACCAAAGCAACTGCCAACTGACCAGCTATCGACTCACCACGTGCTTCATGGTAAATATTAGTTGCGAGGCATTCGACTTCTTTTTCTGAAATTAGTCGAGTGACATTAACATCAGATTTGGAGATGTGCGAGTAGGCAATCGCGCTACAAACAACAACGGTTCCGAAGAGCATTCTTTTTATCATATAATGATTATATCAGATTATGACAAAAATGTAAATGGAGTTTGAGCAGTTTTTTTCCATGCTCAGGGAAAATAATTAAAACATCTTGATTGATGTTTTAATACCAATGATTTGATCAGTCGTATCGAAATCTTTATCGGTGTTATACTTACCATAAGGGGAAATCGTAACACGGTCTGTCACTGCAATATCATATTGCGCACCAAATTCCACATCATTAATCTCGCTCTTGTCCCAGTCATACGTTGGGGCGAGGCTGAGCGTAAGACCCTCCACAGAATATGCAACACCAAATTCTGAGGTTGTGGTTTCATTTTCGATGCTATGCTCTGTTTCAGTGTTAAAAGACAGGCTTCCAGGAATAATTTTGATTGGTGCATCTGCAGCATACGCACTACCAGATACAAGAATAGCAGCGAGTGCTGCCGCAACAATTGTTTTCATAACTGACCTCTTTTGTTGTTATATAAAATGAGGAGCTAACCGTTGGCTCCCCGCGTGCGTATTACGGCGCAACCCGAACTGAATCAAGGTCAGGACCGAAGCCCTGACCGATTTGTGCTTAGTCTTTTTTCGATACAAAGGAATACATTTCCTTTGCTTTTTCCATAAGCTCGTCAATAGAATACATCTTATAGAAGTCTTTAACTTCATCAATAGTTTTCTTATTGAGTTCGAGTGCTTTGTTAGCGAATTCGACATTCATATGGTACTGTTGGTCCATATAATCTTTTGCCATCGCTAGCATATCTGAACGGATTTCGAATGGATTTTTATTAGCTGCCATATTGGTCTCCTATGTGTGTTGTGTGATTATTATGAGGGCAACCATTGGCAGCCCTCACATTTATTTATAAGACTCTTACGTCTCCATTAGCTAATCGTGGTGGGTTATTCTGTTTCTAGGAAACCCACCGAAACCCAAAGCAATTATGCCGCTAGAGCATAATCCTCAAGTGCAAAGTTATCGTTTGCATTTACTTTATAGTCGCTCGACCAGCGAGTTATCTCCTCGGAAATTTTATCACGCACGTCGATCCTAGTTCGCCCCCATAGTCGAGACTTCGTTAAAGGATTTGGTGGAGGCGTCGGGAATTGCACCCGAGTCCGTTTCGCTTATTCTTTTCCAACTCAACGATAACAAACTAATTATAATTCAAGAACTTTCATATGTAAAGGGACTTAGAACTCAGATTTGATAATGCTCCAGATTCCCCATGCGAGAGCTGCGTATAAGCAGACCTCAATCAGCGGCATTCCTGCGAAAAGTACAAGTGCAGCACCAGCGGCGACAATCGCACCCTGGTGTGAAGATCCTTCAGAAATCCGATCTTTAATCCAATTAAACATATGATTCTCCTATAATGGTTGACCCTTACCACTCTTTACATTATCACTGCTTTCTTCCGGCATTACGTTGTATTTAATTTTGCCGGACGAAATTATACAACCCACTCCAGATGGGTATGCTAAAACAAGTGTAATTGTTTGGGTTTCTCTGTTGAAGTAAACGATGCCCTTTCTTACGGTTTCGTCTTCATCCCAAAGTATTCCGGGAACTTCTTGATATTTGTTATTTAGTTGTTCATGTATTGCAACAAGAGGACCACATAATGCTGGCTGCTCTAATAGACCAACATTAGGCGGCAACTCCTGAGGAGCCATTAATTGTGCCAGTGTTAGAAGTGTTTTCATTGATTATCTCTAGCAGTTTTTGTGTGTATTGGTTTCTATTTTTCATGAAGACCTGAGGCATATCGTAATCGTCAACAGCAACCAACACAACAATACCAGTTGTCTTGATGCCAGTTAGTTCCTCAAACATTATCGAATACGCGGTACACTGCAAAAAGTAATCTTCTATCCAATCCTCTTTCTTAAGTTTTCTAGACGTCTTGAAATCTATAATAGCGTTTCTGCCAGACCACTGTCCGACCAAATCACAACGTCCTGCTAGTTTTAAGTGATGAGAATATAATCCAATTTCTACTCCACGAACAACTTCTAGATTCTCATCAATAACTTTTTGCAGACTTTTGAATGATAAAATAGACGTTGGCATTTCTTTCTTATCTGGTTCTTGCCCATGAATGATATAGTTTTCCATCAGGGTGTGAACTGCAGTGCCACGTCTTGATGCTTGGGTTGATATTCTATTTGCCTGTTCTTCTCCTACTCGTTTTCTCCATGCAAGGAGACTTTGAAGTTTTTCCGGTCGTCGACCCAATACTGTTGTGACTGAGGGATAACGGCGACCGTCCGGAGTTTCATAAACTCTACCAGATTCTGTAGTGGTGGCTTTTATATCTTCAATTTCAACTAACTCATTACGAAACATACTCTACACTATACCTTCCTCTAACTTCGCTAGGATATACTCCTTCACGAGATCAGATCTAACAATGTCATCCTCTGTAAATTCAATCTTTTCAAAACTCTTCATGCGTGAAACTACCGACATGAAACTATTTAGCCCCGAACGCTCATCTTCTCTCCATAAATCTGACTGCCTAAAATCACCACAGAATATTACACGGGAACCCTCACCCATGCGTGTGATGACAGAATCAAGTTCATGGAAAGTCATATTTTGGCATTCATCAACAATAATTGTATTATTCTTGAATGTTAAACCTCGAAGGAATGACGTTGTAGAAAACTCAACATATCCGCGATTCTTAAGATGCTTGTATGCTTCGTGTTTATTTGAAACGACTTCATTACAGATTGCTTCATATGGTGCTTCATAGACAGCAGACTTTTCTTCTAGTTTCCCAGGGAGGAATCCTATGTCGCGAGTAGGAACGACACTTCGGACTATGGTGACAGGTCTTGGTTCACGACCTTCTATGACTGCCTCGAGTGCGAGGTATAATGAGATGAAAGTTTTTCCAGTGCCAGCGACACCGTGTAGTATGAGGTTCTTGCCCTCGTTATATGCCTTGAAAGTTTTTTGCTGCCCTTTCGTTAGTGGGTAAATGTTCACGAGCTTAACAGCCTCTGAACTTTGTTTTGCTTTCGTACTTTTTTGTTGCTTTCTAAGTAGTTTCTTTTCACGACGAGAAAGATTATTGAGGTAATCGGTTGGAAAAGAATTATCGAAAAAATCAGCAACAGCAGCTTCGGACATATAGTACTCCAATGTTATGGGAGCTCATCTCATGCTATTGTATCACCACGTATTGATATTGCTCCTCGGGTTTCGTTTCTTAATATTTCTTAGCACATCACGAAATCCCTGGTCAGGCTTCATCCGTGCAGATGCAACTCCAGACACGATGGCTGGTGATGACGGTGCACGTTCCTTGTTGGGGTTGTCTTCTAGGTATTTATCCATCTCCGAAATGCTCATAAACATTTCTTCGACTTTATCCGTTTTCTTATCACGAACAAGATATGTCGGCATAGTTTACCTTCTCACTGTACCAGGACGGAACTGCTCGATTTGTCCAACGAGCAAATCCATTCTTATGATTTATATAGTAATTCCGATATGCTTCCACAGCGTCTGAACACTTAGAATCATCAGGCATTGCTTGAGGAAATGGTGTCATAGGACGAAAAGGAATGTGTTCTGGAAGTTTCTTTAAGTATGGTGCCATCGTCATACACTTGTGTACTTTGCGATAGCGGTGCGTGTATTCTTTGTTGAGCGCGATGAACAGTTTGTACAACCAGTCATAGTTGTCAGAAGATTCACGACACCATACAGAACAAGGGTGATTGATATGAGTCCCGTGGTAAAGGTTCACTTCACGTTCGCCTGTCAATCTCCAACGCTTGGCTTTTCTTCCCGATCTACTTTCACCAAGATACTCTGTACCATCTACTATACGATGGGCTGTAGAAAGTAGCTGAGCAGTTTCTAGAATCATCTTTACGACATGTTTGTCACAATGCATCTCGGCTGCAGTTTTCGGATCATAATCTAACACGAAGACGTTCACATTCATTCTCCACTTTTTGATATAAACTTTCGAGGGTTTCATGATTATCAAGATAAACATCAAACTCGTTCCGCACCCAAGCATATTCGCTAGTGTGTACTTCGGGGTGTTTTATGCTCATGGTTTCTGGAGCATAGTATGCATCCTGATACCAAATTGGCAAGTCACGCCTCACCATCCAAAGTTCACCTGCATTACGATAGATCATCTTGACCTCGTTAGGAAACCGAACATCACTGATAACAACATTCTTGTATTTCTGAATGCGCTTCTCAGCAGCAATAACCCAAACGTCTTTATGAAAGTTATCACGCATCACGTCTGTACCAATATATTGTAACGCGAAACGAGGAGTAAAGCAAGGGAGTTCTAGACGCTCTGCCCAAAATTCATCGACCTGCTCTCGTTGAATACGAGACTCCTCCGTCTTACCCTCAAGCATTTCACGGTCCCACCCAAACAGGGAAGCGCATGCATCTTTTAAAACCGCAGCGAAACTAACAGGAACGAAATTATGTTTTTCTACAAGATACTCAGCAACTGTATTTTTACCACTACCAATAAAACCACAAACTCCTACAATCATTGTTCCTCCAAATTATAATTCGCCGATATTGATATTCTAGGATGATCGCTTTTATTTTGAGAAACCATATGTTCTAAGTATGATCTGAATATTAACAAGTCGTGTTTGGCAGGAATATGCGTCCAGTTCGTAAAATTTGCTTCCACATAGTTGCTTGTTCTCAAATTTTGCATACGTTTTTCAGCGGTGTCTCTAAAAATTATATTGCCTGTGTTTTCCCCAACTTGCACATAATACACTAAGGAAAAGTCAGTTCGTTCGTGAAGATGAAATTCTTGATATTCACCAGGCATTGCTAAGTTTATCCAAGAATGTCTTTCAGATACTTTTGGATTGTTATATCCATAGAACTTGCTGCAAACGAATTTTAAATTATTATCAAATGTATTAAGAAGCGAGCGAACCTGTGGATCATTGTCTAGCGAATAACTGCCGTTGAGAGTCGAGTAAGTATCACACAACCAACTTGTTTTTTGCTTAGTATTATTTCTGTGAAATTGTACGGTTTCTGAAATATAATTATCTAGAGAAGCATGTTCAGAAATGTTTGTACTATATAAGCAAGACCTGAACATGGTATCAAACTTAAATGTCAAAGACCATACTCCTCACGCGATTTCCATCCGTTCCGAAGAACATATTCTTCTACAGCATGTCCACCTCTGCGGAGTCCCTGTAAATCGATACCACGTTTTCTAGCTTCATATATTGCATGACGTGTGCGACGGTCGTTATTGCCGAGTGCCTCGTTCAAATCTTTTTTCTCAAATCGACCATTTCCGTCTTGTAACAATTGCTGAATGGTCGCAATCATTTGATCACGGTGAACTCGCATCACATCAGCCGTTTGTACTTTCTCAGAAGATAAACAAGAACTTGTTCCCAATAGTTCTTCGCCCATTCGCTTCTAGAATTTTGTCGTGCTATTCTGGCGTTATCAATCAGTCTGTTCGAGTTCTGCTCGGTATTCATTATATCCCTCAATGAAATACTTGTATTCTTCGTCATAGAACTTATCCAGCTCATCCCACCATTCATCGTTCCATTCGGAATCGCCATCTTCGCCTTCTATGTATGGAAGTGTGCCAATGGCTTGTTCGTAATGTTCATCCTCAACATATTCCTCATAATCATAGTCATCAGGTGCCATTCCCCAACAACCAATAAAGTTCGGCATTTCATCATCGTACCGAACCCACATTATTGCCTCGGGAGAATGTTCAGCAACCATTTTATACAGAGTGGTGTAGAAACCATATGGAGGCGACCAAGCTGTAGTAATCGCAAGAGAGTCATTAGTAGCATCTTCAACAACTAGCCACTTCGAACCAAGTTCATCATACCACCAACCTATGTGACCATGTGTTTCATCACAAAATTCTCTTCCCTCTTTATCCACTCCATAGACTTCGCGGAAAAGATCATACACACAATCACCCGAATCCCTGTCATCCCTGGTGGTATCGAAAATTTCTTCAAGCAACTTTTGAGATTGCTGCGATAAATTATCGAACTGAATGTAAGAAGAAACATGATTAGCCATTACTTGTTACCTCTGTTTTTTACAATCTTCTGAAGAACTTCTTGTAGATCTTCAACATCTTTCACCGCAGGATTTGAAGCAACACGCTTCACAGTTTCCCAAGGAAAACATTGGAAAGGATTCGTTCTCCAAATTTTCATGAGATCTTCCCTAGCAATATTCATTTCATCCTCCGTCATGATTTAATCATTATACTTCAGATATGAATTAAAAGAAAGGGAGATTCTCCAATCGTTGGTTTGATTCGATTCGACGTAATGTTCTATCCAGGAGGGAAAAAGAACGAGTTTGTTTTCTTCTGGTGCATATCCTACCTCTCTCCAGGTTTGTTCATCAGAACCACGGACTTCATCCCAACATAAATCCAAAGCATGTTTAGATGGGTGGATAAACTGTATTCTCCCTGGGTTGCCAATTTTTGGAACTTTTATGTAAAATACCCCAGACATAATAGAATGTGGATGGCTGTGTATATTATTAGAATTGCGTGACCCACTTATATTAATCCAAATATTGGATAAGGTAATGATGCCCGGATAGTTATGCCGTGACCAATACTCGTCCAAAGTGTTAGCAAGCAATGGACGAATTTCTTGTAACTCAGGGGCATTATGATCTAGATCATCACTTTGCCAACCGCCTGAATTAGATTTAATTCTCCCATCACTTTCTTCCTTGAGTCTGAACGCATAGCGTTCCAAAGCAGCAATGTCTACATCCATCATTTCCCAGGCAAAAATGGTGGGGAAGAACCATTCGTATTTTAGTCCATGCATATGATCATCCTCTTGTTCGATCTCATTTGCTTCATGTATATCCAAAAGTTGAGATCGTATTTTTGGATCACCAATTTCATATATTGCCGTCTCTCTTGGCAGCTTCAACTCACAAAACATATGAGCTAGATTTTCTGCTTCGTCTCCTATGAGACTTCTTACAATATCGCGAGAGGTGAGAGTTTTGTGTTTATATATTTCGGTTCCGTATATCGAATGAAACAGTCCAGCATCACAAACTTCTTGTGGTGCACCTTCATCTTCTAATAATTTATAAACCCCAAGCAGGTGATCGGAGAGCTTCCTTGTGCCATGAGGTGAGTCGCATATTTGCTTGACGAACGTGAACTTATTTGGAGCAAAATTGAAATTGATCACAATCCTGCGGGAATAGTTAGAAGGAGACCCAGCAGCATGTAGGAGTCCCTTATGAAAAAAAACCATCGTCCCCTTTTTCGGCGCGATCCGCTGCCGTATCGTAGGAGTCACATAATCATCGTCTGGGTGCTGCACTTTTTCGTTAAAGAATACTGTATCACCATCTGACTCGTTCACATAATATAGACCAACGACACCGAAACCGAAACCGTCGCTATGTGGAACTCCGTGGTCTACAAAATGTTCATATTGATATTTCAGATTGGCTTTTGTTCGGACGAGCTCATGACCCTCAAAACAATTAGGATCAATCATCAAGCTGGTTATATCTTGAAGATCTTGATTACACATTTGAGGAGTGTCGTAAACACTCGGTGTATTTTCTGTATATTCTTTTTGCCAGGGATTGAACCAGCCTATTGAACTGGCACTGGCTGTCCAGGGAAACGAAGGATCGTTCATTTGCTGTTCAATCTGGTCTTGAACGTGTGCAGGAACGAAGTCGTCAATGACCACTATCTCACCAGCATTTACACGTTCTAAGATTTCTTGCATAATAAATAATATTGTTATGTGGTTACGAAAACATTTAGTCCTTATTGATGTCTATTATTATATGCCGGATCCCCCGCATCTGATCCAAGAGTTTATCTGGCAGACCGATGACATAACCCCAGATCTACCAAGAGTGCACAAGTTTCTGAATTACTGGAAAGACAATATCGATGCGGTGATACAAGAGGTGAAGGTATCCTACACCGATGGGAACGGCGAAGTTCGGTTCGCCGATAATCTCATTCATCACTAACATTTTATCCCTATGCTTTCAAGCAGCTTTCTTCCACCAAATTCTAAATTACAAATTGTATCTTCATATTCTATTACAGCGATATCTGCCAAAACCATCGAAACTAACAATTTGCATTGGCGTTTACTGGAGGGAGGGAGTGTGCCTATCCACCACTCTAGAATTCCCTGATTATCATAGTGAAAGATTAGATCCATTAGTTTTCGTTGAGCTGGTCTTAGACCATCTAATAAAATACCAAGTGAAGGATCTCTTCGTACACTACCCATTGTTCAATATCCACTCCTTTAAATCTTGATGAGTGGGAAAGTATTTGGGATCGAAATTAAAGTTAGCAACGATTTCCTGGTTCGGATTGCGCAACTCATGAGTGATTTCACCATGACCCTTGGAATCATTACCTTCCCAAGAACCAGTATATTGCCATCCTTCCCAGTTAATGCAATACATTACCACGCTCCTCCGTTCTTTCCACCTTTATTTATAGCATCTTTTTTTATGTAACCTTCAATCTGCTTTCTGAGCTTCTTGACTTCGCTCATCAGAATAAAGTTTTCAGCAACAACAACGATCAGGATGATCGACCAAATTACTTCGTTCCAAAGTGTCATAAGAGTATCTCCTTCAATATGTGTTTCCGTACTTTCAATCCGTTCTCCATCTGCTGAAAATATCTAGCGCGAGGGTCATCATCAAACCACGTTGGCAGTTCGTGAGTGCGCGGAAAGGGATGCATGACGATAGCTTTATCATTCAGCATATCGGCAACACTTTCAGTGACCACGCAGTTATCCTTCATCTTGAGATAGTCGCGCTTATCGAACCGCTCGCGCTGAGTTCGTACGACATAAAGCACATCAGAGAGACCGAGGATATACTCAGCATCCTGCGGATCGCTATAATGCATATGTTCACCATATTCTTTAGGAAGTTCGAAGCCTTCTGGTGATATGCAGTGAAACTTATTAGTGGATCCCAGAGCCTTCACCAAACTATGAATCGTTCGCCCATACTTCAGATCACCCATAACAGTGATCACTAGGTTTTCTAGAGTCCAGAACTCTTTGTATATGGTATACAGGTCAAGCATCGTTTGCGTAGGATGCTCACCGTCACCGTCGCCCGCATTGATAATCGGAACTGGGGAAACTTCAGCAGCCGCTGCAGCTGCACCCTTTTCGGGATGGCGTAATACGATCCCATCGACATAGGAGCCTATCGTCCGGATCGTATCCTCAAGGGTCTCACCCTTTGCGACCGAGGAATATTGCACCTGATTGATAGGAAGCACACTGAAGTTCAGATCTTGAGCAGCTGCCCAGAAAGAACTGCTAGTTCGCGTAGAAGGTTCATAGAAAAGAAGCGCAACTTTCTTATGGTATAGCACCTCTTTTCGCGGATACCTCCTCGCACTCCTATCTACATTAATGATCTCCGCTCGGAAATCGATATCGTTAATTGATAGAAAATGTTTTATCATTGATATTGCACCGCATAAGTGTATCGAAAATAGGGGCAACAGCCGTTCGGCGTCATAGCAGCATGAGGATATACCCCATCAAATACCACAACTCTGTTGGGTCTGAATAGAACGGTCTTTTCGGCATCAGTGTTTTTCTTGTTCATGAATAGGAGATGCCCACCCCACTCAACTTTCCAATCAAGATTTGCGAAGAAGTTGACCGTCAATCTTCCAATTCGGTCGGTGTCGGTGTGTATCACGTTATAGTCAGAAGACGTCACACAGTTCACGAGATTATTGGTAATTTCTTTTTGATGAATACCATACTTTTCGCAGAGCATTGCATAGAACGGTGTATCGAACCATCCCATGTTACGCATATCCTCCTCCGAGTATCCCGAGCGGATATTGCTCTTAAGAACTGAGTCGTCTTTGCGTAACACGAAGTCAGTTGCGTTCGTAGAGAAGTTCGAGTTTTGTATGAAAGAACAAAAACTCCTTAGAGTCGCAAAGTCAAAGCAATCATCGTAAACGTCAATCATTCTTCAAACTCTCCTGCCTTCCACCTTTCAGCCGAAGATCTTACAATCGCAGGATACTTCTTGATATTAAATCCAGTTCCTGCTTCGAGGGATCCTTTTTTCAAAAATTTCTTATGGGGATGAGTGATATCCTTCCACTCTGCCAAGAGTCGCTTACAGATAGCGTCGAAATCTCCATCACTTAGCACGTTGGTATCTTTCTTATAGTAAAGATATGACGACATCATGTAGAGTGCTACGCACCGATTGATAGAAATTTCACTCACGTTTATCATTCCCGAATCAATCCTGAACAAGGAGGTTTTCAATATCCTGAGGGTCATAACCAAGACGACTCAGGCTCTCGACAAACTGCTGTTCGTTCC